GACTTTATGGAAGAGGGTGATACAGAATCTATAAGAAATAGATTTGAAATGTTTGATAAAGTTGTGGGAGAAAGAAAAAGATTTAATAATTTTTCAAAAGAACTTAGAGAAAAAGAAGCTGAAAAATTAAAAGAATTTTTAGCAAAAGATAAAAATATTAGTCAAGAATAATTTTTCATTATTATTATTTTTTCCATTAACTATACTAGTGGTTGACTAATTTGTATAGAAAAAGGGTCCCAATTGGGACCCTTATCAGTTGGACAAATAGTTAGTAAGAACCAACCGAATATTTTAAATTAACTCATTCATTACATATTCTTCAACAATGTCTACAAAATCCATTCCTCCTCCCATTCCACGGGACATTAAATAATCTAAATATATCATATCTAAATTACTATTATCTGTGATAAGGTATGAACCATTCCAATAATAGGTTCCAATTTCACCAGTTGAAAATTCTTTAACTTCAAGTTGAAAAGTTTCAACTCCTTCAAATTCTTTGTCTTTTTTTCTTTTGGTAACAATTACCGAAAATTTCTTTTTAAATGTTTTCTGTGTCATAACTATTTGTTTTTAATTGTTTATTTAACTATTTGTTTTTTGTTCCACAAAGATATGGCGAGTTTTCTTACCATCCAAATCTTTTTTAAAAAACTTATCCACATTTTTTTGAGTGTAAAGTGGTATAATCGGTATATTTTTATATATATAGTTAGAGAATAATAAAAATAAAATAAAACACAATTATGTCAAATTCTAAAAACGCTATTCAAGAGATTAAATCTTTGATGGTAAAATTTGGATTTTTAGCTGAAGAACCAACATTATTGTCATTCAAATTAGAAGATAATACTATCATTGAAACTGAAAAGTTAGAAGCTGGTAATAAAATCGTTAAGATTAACGATTCTTTTGAACGAGTGGCTTTAGAAGATGGTTCGTATAGATTAGTTGAAAATTTCAATATCGAAGTATCAAAAGGTAATATTGTAGCAGTTAAGGAGATTTTCTTAGATGCAACATTAATGGATGGTACAGTTATTAAGGTTGAAGGTGATAGTTTAGTAGAAGGTGCTAAAGTTGTTGTAGTTACAGAAGATGCAGAAATTCCTGCACCAGATGGAGTACACGAACTTGAGGACGGAACTAAGGTAGAAACCAAAGAAGGTATTATCGCTAAAATTATGGAAGTAGATTCTGAAGGTGAAGATGAAGAATCAGAAGTTGCTAAAGTTGAGGTAGCTAAAGAATTAGAAATGTCATCAGAAATGTATGATATGCTAAAAGAATTTGTTTCTAAAATGGGCGAGAAAATGTCTAGTATGGAACAAAAAATGGAATCAATGAACAATGAGTTTAGTGCTTTCAAAAAAGAACCAGCATCTAAAAAGATTGCTGACGGTAAAAGAGATTTTAATAAAGATTTAAATTCAATGGATAGTCAAATAGACGCCATTATGAGTTTAAGAAAAAAATAAAAAATAATTAAAAAAATAAGAAATTATGAAAATTTATTCAGAACAAGAATTTAGTTATGTAGTATCCTCAATCACTGGTTACACAGACCAAGTTGGTGGTGAATTATTAGCTAAAGCACTTATCGGTGCAACAACTCCTAGATATGCAAATGTACGTTTAGGTATCAAAGGTACTCAAGCGTTAAACTTACTTGATAGTACTCCAACTTTCCAAGCTGGTGCTTGTTCTTTGTATACAAGTGGTACAACTACTTTCACACAAAGAAACATCACAACTTGTCCAGAAACATTATTTGAGTCATTATGTTACAAGCAATTGTATCCTACTTACCAATCAATGTTGATGAACGCAGGTCAAACATCTGAGACTGTTCCATTCGAACAAATCATCGGAGATTTGAAAGTTAAACAAATTCAACAAAGAATTGAAACACAATTATGGCAGGCTAGTACTGGTGCAACTGGTTCAACTTCTACTTGTTTCCAAGGTTTTAAAGCGTTAATTCAAACAGGTCAAACAGGTGTTGCTAACTCAAGTGGTGCTACATTCTCAAATTCAGCAGCATATGGTACTAGTGGTAACCCAATTACTGAAATTGACAACCTAATCAACGTATTAGATGACAACGCAATGAGTCGTGAAGATTTAGTTGTGTTTATGTCTTATGCAAACTTCCGTTTGTATGTACAAGCATTAACTAAGGCTAACTTCTTCGCTAACTACATTGGTGCTACATCAATTGATGCGAATATGGAAGCTACTCATCCAAACACTAACGTTAAAGTTGTTCCAACCATTGGTTTAGCATCTTCTAATCAAGTAGTAATTGGACCACGTGAATATATCGTAGTAGGTTTTGATTTAACATCAGACCACGAGAAATTAGATATGTGGTACAGTAAGGATTTTGATGAAGTACGTATCCGTGGAAACTACAACTATGGCGCACAAATCGCTAAGTTTGGTTCAACTAACTACTTTGCAGCTAACGGATTATCTTAATATTAAAAAAACTAAAGGGGTGAAAGTCCCCTTTAAAAATAAATAAATAAAAATTAAACATATAAATTATGTCTTGTTATATATCTTCAGGTGCAGCGTTAGGATGTTCTGATGGAATTGGTGGTATTAAAAAAATCTATATCGTAGGTGGTACAGGTTCTACGTTAGGTGGAATTACTGGTTTCACATATGATGCAGATGGCGCTATCACTGGTGGAACAGCAGCAGCTGGCACTTCACTTTATGGTTTTGATTTAAAGAGAAATACTTCTTCTTTAGCACAAAACGTACAAAAGAACTTTGAGAATGGTACAATATTTTTTGAACAAGTATTGACAGCGGTTTTATTCCGTTATGACCAAACCAAACGCAATCAAATAAAAATACTTTCTCAAAACGACCAATTAGAAATAATTGCTATCGACCAAAATAATACTTATTATTACTTAGGTCAAGTTAATGGTATGTATTTGAGTGGTGGTGATGCTTCAACTGGTACTGCTTATGGTGACCGTAATGGTTTCACATTGACATTTACAGGCCAAGAAAATACACCAGCAAATACAGTATTAAGTAATTCATTAGATGAACAAGTAGCTACACCAAATGCGGTATTGGCTTCTGTGTTCACAGGTGTTACAGTTGTAGGATAAAAAAAAAGTAAGTCTGTTGTGGACTGAATTTCTATATCTCTATCTAAAAGAGGGGCGTCTAGCCCCTTTTTTTATTATTTTTTCTAATATACCAATTCAATATTAGTTTTTTTATATTTACTTATAGGAAAGACATATTATGCTATATCTACAAAAAGGTCAAAATAATACTTTAACGTTGAATATAAACAATAATAGTAGAGATACTTTTACTGGTTATACTCTTACCTTTACTCACATTATGAGTAAGGAGGTTAAATCATATAATATTAATACCGCAAATCCTGCTGAATTTGCACAGAATATTCGTTATTGTGAGATTGAATTACCACTTAACGTTAGTGATTTAAACTATTTAGGGGAATATCAATTAAACATTTATGGAACGCCAGGTAATACATTAGTATATACAGGTATAGTTATATTAGAAGGAACGGTTGAACAACCATTCTTTACTCAATATATCTCTCCAAATGAAACAAATCAAAATTACATATATATACAAGATTAATTATGAGTGAGATAAAAAAGAGTGAATTTAAAAGAATTGAGTTTCATAGGGCAAGTTTACCCATATTTGCTGAGGTTTTCCAAAGAAGCCCGTGGGTATATTATGGTGAAAACAATCTATTACCACAATACTTTATAGGATTATTTGACAACTGTTCAATACATAAATCAGTTGTTATAAGTAAGGTAAACCAAATTATGGGTGATGGTATTGTATCATTAAACAACCCAATGGCAGCAGTAAACTTAATCAATCCAAAAGAGAATGTATCTGAAGTAATGAGAAAATGTGCTTTGGATTTTATGTTATTTGGTGGATTTGCATTAAATGTTATTTGGACTAAAGATAAAAAATCAATTGCTGAAATTTATCACCTTGACTTTAGTAGAGTTAGAAGTGGTAAGTTGAATGAGGACGATGAGATTGATACCTATTACTATAGCGCACATTGGAACGATACAAAGAAATATCCTCCTGTTGAAATTAAAGCATTCTCTC